TGATGGAAATTACACTATCACTCGCACAGGCGCGGATACATTTACGCTAACAGACATTAACACCGGAACAATTACTTCTACTGCGGCTTCGTATGTAAGTGGCGGTAGTCGGTGGCTGATGACTTACGAAATAGACGGCACTGATACTTTTAGTAATGCACCCTTTATTCCGGGCGAAGGTGTGTTAGCTACTCAAGGTATTTATGCACTGATGACTGCTATTGATTCAGCGCAGATTTATTATGGCTAAGAGTCCAGCATGGCAGAGGAAAGAGGGCAAGTCCGAGAAGGGCGGCTTGAACGCCAAGGGTCGGGCCTCCGCGAAAGCGCAAGGTATGAACTTGAAGGCTCCCCAGCCCGAAGGCGGCTCCCGGCGCGACTCTTTCTGTGCGAGGATGGGCGGGATGAAAAAGAAGCTAACGAGTGCCAAGACAGCCAACGATCCGGATTCACGCATCAATAAAGCATTGAGGGCATGGAATTGTTAGATCTAAACACTGCATGGTCTGCTGTCCTATCCTTAGTGATGGGACTGTTAGGCTACATGATGAATGAAAAGTTCAGGGAGCTTGCCCGTATAAGCATTCTCTTAAACAAGACACGCGAGGAGGTTGCCCGTGATAACGTTACTCAAGCAGAAGTGGATCGCATTACGAACCACATTGACCAACGCTTTAACAAGCTTGAAGCAAAAATTGACCAACTTATTCAAAAGGGGTGAGTAATCATGGCTGGTGGACTTGCTGCTCTTGATCTTCTTGGCAGAGGCGTTAAAGCTGGGGCCAAAGCTTTGGATTATGAAATCCCCAAAGATGTTGAGCCGTTTCTTACTCCAGTTAGCTCCGCTAAAAGTTACTTGGCAAACAGGTTAGAAGAAGCTCTAAACTTACCAAAAGATACAGTTTCGGCTGTAGCAGATCCCAAAGGATTTGTAGCTGGCCTTGCCAAAGATACTGCTAGAGGTTATTTCCAAGACAGGGGTGAAATCCCTGAAGAAGATCGCAGCTTCTCATCCTCAAATGGCGGCTATGACAAACTAGCTCTTAGCACCTACGCAGATGACGATATAAATGCGTTTAAACGTGGTGGCAAAATTAAATCTGCGACAAAATCTAAGGCAAACACTGCCTCACGTCGTGGTGATGGAATTGCACAACGTGGCAAAACTCGTGGTAGGTATTTGTAATGCCAAGCACAAGTAAAAAGCAACATAATTTCATGGAAGCGGTGGCACATAACCCATCGTTCGCCAAGAAAGCAGGAGTCCCACAGTCCGTGGGGAAAGATTTTTCAGAGGCTGATAAAGGCCGTAAATTTTTTAAAGGTGGCGACATGAAAAAGATGAACATGGGTGGATACGCTGACGGTGGTATGACTATGGTCAACAAGGGCGGCAAGATGGTTCCTGACTTTGCTGCTGACGGCAAGGGCAAGATGGCTAAGGGTGGCATGGCTCACAAAGATGTCAAGATGGACAAGGGCATGATGCAGAAGGCCGTGAATAAGCACGAAGGCCGTTTGCACAAAGGCGCAGAAATGACCAAGCTTTCCAAGGGCGGCATGGCTCCATCTAAGATGGGTGCAGTTAAATCCTCTGCTAGTCGAGATGGTATTGCGTCTAAGGGCAAAACCAAAGGCACAATGATTAAAATGAACAAGGGCGGCAAAGCCTGCTAAGGAACAGCCATGAAGCAAAATCTTCACAACTCTATGATGATTGAACCCGGCTCAGGCCCAATGCCTGAAGACGACAATAGTGGCGCGCCTCCTGCGGCTATGTCGTCATCAAAGCCTAAAAAAGCTGGCATTGTTACCAAGGAAGAATTAGCCAAATCAGGCTATGACAACTTGCGTGATTATTTGAATGCTAAACAAGGTTTAACACGCCGCAAAGAGAAAGATCCTACTGCTGGTGATTCTCCTGATAAAGCAGCACAAGAAGCCGCAGATGCTATTGATCCCGGTCGTGATATGAGAACCCCTCGTTATACACCTCCCGGCTCTGCTCCAAAGCAAACTACGCAGAAGCCAAAACCGAAAGTGTTTATGCCCAGCAAACCTGATAATAGTTTTTCTGGTAGTAAGTTTGCCAAGGGTGGCTCTGTTTCTTCTGCGTCTAGTCGTGCAGATGGTTGTGCCACTAAAGGCAAGACCAAGGGCACAATGGTTAAGATGAATTACGGCGGGAAGTGCTGACATGATGGCAAGCCGTGGGATGGGGGCAATATCTCCCAGTAAAATGCCCAGCGGTAAGCGTAAAGCTCGCCGAGATAATACCGCCTTCACGCAGTATGCCGAAGGCGGTAAAGTCAACGAGGCTGGCAATTACACTAAGCCTGATTTGCGTAAGCGGATTGTGTCTCAAGTAAAAGCGGCAGCTACCCACGGTACTGGCGCTGGTCAATGGTCTGCTCGTAAAGCTCAACTTGTAGCTAAAAAATACAAGGAAGCTGGTGGAGGATATAGAGATTGAAAGCCCCTCAAAAATCGCTCAAGGATTGGGGCGACCAGAAATGGCGAACTAAATCTGGCAAGCCGTCAAGTAAGACGGGGGAGCGGTATTTGCCTGAAGCGGCTATTAAATCTTTGTCTCCGCAAGAATATGCGGCTACAACCAAAGCCAAACGTGCTGGTAAAGCATCTGGCAAACAATTTGTAGCCCAACCAAAAACAATTGCAAAGAAAACGGCAGGATTTAGATGACCACTACCGGCTCAACGCTCTTCAATATGGACTTCACGGAGATAGCCGAGGAAGCGTGGGAGAGGGCTGGGCGGGAAATGCGTTCAGGTTATGACTTGCGTACAGCACGCAGATCAATGAACCTAATGACCATTGAGTGGCAGAACAAAGGCATCAATATGTGGACTATGGAGCAGGGGATCATTAACCTGACTCCGGGTTTGGCTACGTATGCTCTACCGACAGACACTATTGACTTGCTTGAGCATGTCATTCGTACAGGGCAGAACACCTCCTCTACGCAGGCTGATTTAACCATCACACGTATTAGTGTTTCTACGTATGCGACCATTCCAAACAAACTTAGCCAAGCAAGACCAATCCAAGTATGGATTCAGCGTCTTTCTGGGCAAACTAACCCAACGACTGCGGTCTTGGATGGAGCCATTACCTCCACGGCAACAACGATCACGCTTAACTCGGTGGTTGGGTTAGCGGGCGCAGGCTTTATCCGTTTAAACACAGAAGACATCTATTACACCTACATATCAGGGAATACCCTCGGTGGTGTGTACCGTGGTCAGAACAACACTACAGCCTCTGCTCAGGCAGATGGCACAGCAGTCTTCGTCCCGCAGCTTCCTGCGGTTACTGTGTGGCCTACACCTGATAACAGCACTCCTTATCAATTCGTGTACTGGCGCTTAAGGCGAGTGCAGGATGCAGGTGCTGGTGTGGAGACATCTGATATGAACTTCCGCTTCCTGCCATGTTTGGTGGCTGGCTTGGCTTATCACATTGCAATTAAAACACCAGACTTAATGCCCCGCATTCAGATGCTCAAACAAATTTACGATGAAACCTTTGAAATTGCAGCCGGTGAAGACCGTGAGAAAGCTGCGGTGAGGTTTGTTCCTCGTCAGATGTTTATTGGTGGTACGTAATGGGGAATAGGTTTGCATCCGGCAAAATAGCGATTGCCATGTGTGATCGCTGTGGGCAGCAGTTTAAACTTAAAAAGCTTAAGACAGAAATTATTAAGCAGCGTAAGTATCAACTGTTGGTCTGTCCGGAATGTTGGGATCCTGACCAGCCGCAGTTGATGCTTGGTACATTTCCTGTTGATGATCCACAGGCTTTGCGTAACCCACGAAAAGACACAACGTATGTTACGGCAGGCATAAATAGTATCGGTAGTTTGACTGGTGGTTCACGAGATATTCAGTGGGGCTGGCAACCGGTTGGCGGGGGCAGTTTAAATGATGCAGGATTGACACCAAACTACTTGGTGGCAACGACATTTGTTGGTACAGTAACGATATCTTAAGGAGTTTAAACATGGCATATACAAAATCAGCCGACGGAGTTGTTAAAAAGGGTAAGACTGATGTTCAAGTCTTTCCTACCAGCGGCCCTTCCCAGAAAGAAATGATGGGCGGAAAAGGTAAAGGTAAGGGTAAAACCAATGCCGATATGAAGACTATGGGTCGTAACTTGGCAAAAATTGCCAATCAGAAACGAGGTTAATCATGGCTACATTTAGCAAAAAGATAATGGGTAAAGAAGTTGGCGATGCCAAGGTCTACGCCACACCGCACACCATGACGGGTAAAGTTGTTAAAGCTACTGACAATCCCGGTTCTGGCCCTGATCACAGCGATGCAGGAACAGTCAATATGGCTGTAGGTAACGTTTACCGTCGTTCACAACCAGCAGCTAAGACAACTGGTATCAAAATGCGTGGCGCAGGTGCAGCTACCAAAGGCTTTATGAGTAGAGGCCCAATGGCATGAACTATAGTGAGCTTGTCACGCAGGTAAACGATTACTGCGAGAACTCTTTCCCAACTGACAATATGAATGTGTTCATTCGTCAGGCGGAACAGCGCATCTATAACACCGCGCAACCCGCTAATTTGCGGAAGAACGTGACAGGCGTATTGACCACTGGTAATAAGTATCTTGAGTGTCCAACAGACTTCTTGTCTGTATACAGTCTTGCCGTATATCCGTACAACACTACGACAGCAACAGGAACGTCTGGTCAAAAGACAATTGTGGTTGTAAGCACTACAGGCATTGCGGTAGGCCAACAAGTAACTGGCACAGGTATTGGAACTAATGCACAGGTTCGTAGTATTGCCAGTACAACCATTACGTTAACTGTTGCCAATAGTGGTACGGTATCTGGCACTGTTGCGTTTCAAGGTGACTACCTGTATTTGCTTAATAAGGATGTAAACTTTATCCGTGAAGCTTATCCTTTGTCTGCGTTTGCCTCTGAGCCTAAACACTATGCAATCTTTGGCCCCCGATCAGACAATGTGAACGAGTTGACGTTCATAGTTGGGCCTACTCCTAGTGCTGCATACAACGCAGAACTTCATTACAACTACTATCCTGAGTCTATTGTCACAGCCGGAACCACATGGTTAGGCGATAACTTTGATTCTGTATTGTTGTATGGAACTATTTGCGAGGCTTACACCTACATGAAGGGTGATGCCGATATGGTGGGACTTGCTCAAACTCGTTATGTACAGGCTATTGCTTTGTATAAAAACTTGTCAGATGGCAAACAGCGTGCTGATGCTTATCGTGATGGTCAGGTTAGAACGGCGGTTTCATGAGCAGTATTCACCAAACCCAAACGACCAGTTTTAAAACAGAGCTATATACAGGCGTTCATAACCTATCTACCAATACGCTTAAGATTGCTCTGTATACGGCTGCGGCTGATTTAAACGAAGCAACCACCGTTTATACGACAACCGCAGAAGTTACCGGTGGTGGTTATGTTGCTGGTGGCGTAACGCTTACGGGCGTAACCATTAGCTCTTCTGGGTATACAGCTTTTGTAGACTTTGCCGATGTGGTGTTTAACGCATCCGTAACGGCTCGTTGTGCGTTGATCTATAACGTCACGCAGGGTAATAAAGCTATTGCTGTGTTGGACTTTGGGTCTGACAAAACGTCTACAAATTTCACCATCACAATGCCTGCCAATACAGCCACGGCAGCATTGATTCGTTCTTCTAATTAAGGAGTCAATATGACCACGGAAAAACTCAAAGTAACCGACCACATTACCTGCGGTTTCAAGGCCGGTACACAGTCAAGCGAACACGCCACTGCTACAGGTGTTTACCACATTGAGTGCCACGACAAAGACGGCAAGCTCAAGTGGTCTGCTGATTCTAAGAACTTGGTAGTTAACGCTGGTCTGGCTTACATGGCTGGTACTGCTTTGACTTCAGTGACTCAGATTACTACTTGGTACATCGGCCTGTACGGTGCTGGTGCTTCAAACACGCCTGCGGCTGGTGACACAATGGCTTCCCACGCTGGCTGGACTGAGGTTGTGCCTTACAGCAATGCTACCCGTGTGGCGGCTACGTTTGTTACGGCAACAACTGCTAACCCTTCTGTGGTGACAAATGCGGCCTCTCCTGCTACGTTTAACATCAACGCGACTTCCACTGTTGGCGGTGCGTTCTTGACCAGCGGTAGTGCTAAGAGTGGTACGACTGGCACATTGTTCTCGGCGGCTGACTTTGCGGCTCCCGGTGATCGTTCGGTTGTGTCGGGTGACATCATCTCTGTAACGTATACGTTCAGTTTAGCTGCTTGAGGTCTAAATGGCTGAAGGCGGCTGGGGTTCTGGCACATGGGGTCAGGCTGGCTGGGGTGATTCAGTCTATGACCGGGTTGTCGATGAAACTGCGACAGGGACAGATGCCACTTCTTCAGTTGTTAGTGTGCAAGCGGCGGTCAGTGAGACTGCCACGGGATCGGATGCTATTAGCGCATTGGCTACGTTCGGTGCGGCAGTAAGTGAGACAAGTACAGGGTCAGATGAGGTTAGTGCGTTAGCAACGTTTGGATCTGCGGTCAGTGAGTCAGCGACAGGTAGTGATGCGATAAGCGCCATTCCGACATACGGGGTGTCAGTCAGTGAGACTGCTACGGTTTCTGATTCAACAGCGGCATTTGCAAACTTCTTGGGTCAGATACTTGAGACAGCGACAATCACAGATGAGACAAGTTCAGCGTTTACGTTCTTGGCGTTTATTGTTGAGACAGCAACTGGATCGGACAGCGTAGTTGCAAACACGGCAGTGAATGCTTCGGTCAGTGAGAGTGCAACAGGGTCTGATTCTGTAGCGGCTGGGGTTACATTTAAGGGTGTGATCTCTGAGGCGGCAACGATTAGTGATGTGGATGCAGCGGTAGCAACATTCATGGTTTCTGTTGTAGAGTTGGCAACAATATCGGATTTATTACTTGGGCGGCCTTTGTGGGAAATTATTGATGACACGCAGACCGCAAACTGGCAAAATATCAACAACGTTCAGTCTTCTGGCTGGACACAGGTTAGTGATACTCAGAGTGCTGGGTGGACACAGATCGACACGAATTAGGAGTTTTAAATGACTACAGGCGCAACGGGACAATTAGGTTTAGCTCTACCAGTACAGGGTGAACTCTCCGGCACATGGGGCGACACCGTTAACAATGGTCTAACGCAGTACATCAATATTGCTATTGCTGGTACGTTAACTCTGACAAATGATGGCGCGGTTACTTTAGCTAACACCACTGGCGATGCGTCAGCTTCTAATGTCACGTCCAGTCTGACAGGCGCGGGCACAGTTACAGCGCAGTTTGCCATTGTTAAAGTCACAGGTACGCTGACAGTCGCTAAAGTGGTCACAGGCCCAAGCTATAGCAAGACATACACGGTGGTTAACTCTGCCACGGGCGGCATCGTCACTTTTAAAGCATCAGGCCAGACTGGTGTTTCTGTTGCTGTAGGCGAGACAGCCTTTGTTTATTTCAACGGCACAGACTATGTGAAGGTTGTTGGTACGGCTACGGCTGGCGCGGCTGGTGGTTCTAACACTCAGGTTCAGTTCAACAGTTCCGGCATCTTGGCTGGTTCTGCCAACCTGACTTTTAACGGCACTACGCTGACTGTTAATGATTTGACTGATTCTTCTTTGACTGCTACTCGGATTGTTTTTGCGGGTACTGCGGGTAACTTAAACGATTCAGCCAGCCTGACATGGAACGGCACAACTCTTAGCTCCACACAAGTCAACATCACAGGCCAAGGCACACTGCGCTTGGAAGACACAACTGGTGGTGAGTATGTTGGACTTCGTTCGCCTTCAGCATTAGGTACAAGCTACACACTGACATTCCCAGCAGATGATGGCACAAGCGGTCAAGCTCTGATTACGGACGGCTCTGGTGTTCTTTCTTGGTCTACAGCGGCTTCTGGTGATGTGTACGGCCCAGCTTCTGCTACGGCTAACGGCATTGTTCTGTTTGATGGCACGACAGGTAAGCTCCTGAAAGACTCTGCGGCTACCGATGGTTTGATCTATGGTCTGACTGTGGGTCGTGGTGCAGGTGCTGTGTCTACCAACACTGCGGTGGGTGCAAGTGCTTTGGCGGCTAATACGACAGGTGTACGCATGACGGCTTTAGGCTATCAGGCTGGACTTTCAAATGTCTCAAATAATTACAGTGCTTATGTTGGCTATCGTGCTGGTGCAAATGTAATTGGTGATTTAAATGTGGCAATTGGCGACAGGGCATTAGAGGGTGCTTCTGGTTCTACAGCTACGCAAACTATTGCAATTGGTCAAGGTGCTATAGGATCTGTTACCTCTGGTAACTCAATGGTTGGTGTTGGATATAACGCTTTATCAGCCAATACATCTGGCACATACAACGTAGCAATTGGTCAAGCGTCTCTTGTTTCAAACACTACAGGCTCTAGCAACACGGCTTTGGGTTATGTCAGTCTTTATACCAACACCGTAGGCGCTAATAATGTCGCTATTGGGCAGGCTTCTCTTTATTTTAATACAGCATCCAATAACGTAGCTAATGGGTATTACTCACTTTTTTCTAATACAACAGGCACAAGCAATACTGCTCAAGGTTACCAATCACTATTTTCAAACACCACAGCATCTAACAACACTGCTGTAGGTAATCAAACGCTTTACGCAAACACCACAGGAGCAGACAGTATTGCGATGGGATGGAGAGCGTTGTATAGCAATACAACTGCAAGCTACAACGTAGGCATTGGTTCTCAAGCGGCTTACAGCAATACAACTGGTACTGGAATTACGGCTGTTGGTGCTACTGCGCTTTATTACAACACTACAGGTAGATCAAATACTGCTGTAGGCGGGTTTGATAATGTTGGTTCTATTGAAGGTGCGCTGTACCTAAACACTACTGGAAATTTCAACACTGCCGTGGGAACGGGTTCACTTCGCTCAAACACCACAGCATCTAAAAACACAGCGGTGGGCTATCAAGCAGGATATACAACAACTAATGAAGGTTTAACTGCTATTGGCTACCAAGCCGGTAAAACATTTAATACAGCAATTAACTGGGGTGATGTTTATGTAGGCATTGCTTCAGGTGAATTAACAACAACAGGAAAAGATAATGCTTTTGTTGGCGGTTATTCAGGAAATGCCAATACAACAGGTACTTCTAATACCGCCGTAGGTGCTGGTGTTTTTTACAAAAATACTACCGGTTCTCAAAACACTTCTGTAGGTACTCAAGCACTTTACTCCAACACCACAGCATCTCAAAACACTGCTGTAGGTTATCAGACAATGTACCTTAGTACAACAGGCGCATCTAACACCGCAATCGGTTATGCGGCTATGTACTACAACACTACAGGTTCATTTAACACCGCCATAGGTGATAGTGCATTACCTTATAACACCACAGCATCTAACAACACTGCCGTAGGTTATCAAGCTGGATACACCAATACAACAGGCACAATAACTGCCGTAGGCTCTAATGCTTTGTATTCAAACACAACTGGAGCATCTAATACCGCTGTCGGTTTGTTTGCTTTATATGCAAATACCACAGGTTCTGCTAATACGGCTGTAGGTGATGGTTCAGGTGCTACGATAGCCCCGTTAAGATACAACACGACTGGTAGCTACAACGTAGCATTAGGCAACTCTGCTTTAGCAAACAACACCACAGCATCTAACAATACTGCTGTAGGTTATCAGGCGGGGTATAGCAATACGACTGGAACCTCTTTAACTGCTGTAGGCTATCAAGCAGGATATGCAACTTCTAGTAATTCACGAAACACTTTTGTAGGACATATTGCTGGCACTGGTGTTACTTCAAGCTTTAATGCCATGTTTGGTTCAAACGCTGGTACAAGTCTTGTTAGTAATGGTTCTTGCACATTTATTGGTGATCATGCAGGCAATGCAACAACTGGTGCTAGTAATACTTTTTTGGGACAGGGTGCTGGCTATTTAGTTACCTCTGGTGCTAAAAACACCATTATTGGTAAATACGATGGCAACCAAGACAGCCTAGACATTCGCACAGCATCTAACTACATCGTGCTGTCTGATGGCGATGGTGCTAGACAGATTACGATGAAAGAAGGGCAGACCCTTGCGCTTGACTCAGCAGTACCTAACGCTGGCACAGGCATCACATTCCCCGCAACTCAATCAGCATCATCAGACGCTAATACGTTAGATGACTATGAGGAAGGGACTTGGACTCCAACATTAGTATTTGGTAGTGGTTCTACTGGTATTACTTACAACGCTAGAAATGGTAGATACACAAAAATAGGAAATTATGTTTTTGCCACAGGATTTGTAAATTTATCAAGTAAGGGTTCTTCAGCTGGTGATGCAACATTTACTGGACTGCCATTTAGTGCGGATGAAACAAATCGTTCTTATGGCGGGAATGGTCAATTTGATGCAGGTGGAAGTTCTGTACCAGTTGCAGTTCAAGTTCTTGCTTTTGGAACAACTGCATTCAACAGATATGGAAATGCAAACAATTTTCTTGGATTAACAGAAGCAAATTTTACGAATAGTTCAGTTTATTTTTTCAACGCAGTGTATTTAGTTGCTTAATTAACTAGGTCGGATGGCTTAGTCAGACACAAAGGAAAATCATGTCACTTACAAAACAAACAGTTATTGATCAAATTACAGTAACCGAAAACGGAATCATTCTGTATCGTGAGGCAACTCGCATTATGGAAGATGGCAATCAAATCAGCCAAACCTACCATCGTTCAAGCCTCACACCCGCACAAGACCTGACAGGCGTTCCCGCCAATGTTGTTGCAATCTGCAATACAGTCTGGACTGCTGAAGTGATTGCGGCTTATCAAGCGGCTCAAGCTAATCAAGGAGTTTAATCATGACAACTTTTACAACCCGCATCACTGCAATGTACACCCTGCAACAACCTGACCCTAACTATGTGGTCAATGCTTTGTGGGAAGTCACTGGCGTAGATGGCACACACACTGCCTCTATCGGTGGCAATACTCAATTTAGTTCTGCTGACCAAGAGGGTGCAATAGTGCCTTATGCAAGTCTGACAGAAAGCATCGTTATTGGTTGGATTCCTGAGTCTGCTATTGCAAGCGCACAAGCGTGTGTTCAAGGACAGATTGACTCAATGATTACACCTCCTGTCAGCCCTGCAAATACAGCACTGCCTTGGTCAGCTTAACCGGCGACTGATAAATGACTGCCTTCTATGTGTATGAACACATCCGTAGAGATACGGGGGCGGTCTTTTATGTGGGCAAAGGTCACGGCGGTCGGCACTGTTCTAAACGCGACAGGAACCAATATTGGCATAATGTTGTTAACAAAGCTGGCGGGTTTGACCATCGTGTAATTTTTAAAGACTCTTCTGAAGATTTAATATTTTTGGTTGAGATGGAAAAGATTGACCAGTTAAGAATGCTGGGTGTTAAGCTTGTTAACTTGACGGATGGCGGTGAGGGTCGATCAGGGTTAAAGCACTCCGATCACACCAAACATTTGATAAGTGAGAGGCTTAAAGGCCAGAGCCATAAACATACGCCTGAGTCAATTGAAAAAATTAGACAGGCAAACACGGGAGTCGTTTTTTCTGAAGAGCGCAAGCAAAAGATAGGGCAAAAAGCAGTTGGCAGAAAAATGCCAGCCCATGTCAGGGAGATTCTTTCTGAAACAATGAAGTCTTTTAAGCAATCAGAAGAAACCAAAGAGCACTTGAGGCAGGTAAATCTTGGTCGTAAACATACGCCAGAAGCTCTGTTAAAAATGAGCGCATGGCAAATTGATAGACCAAAGTTGACCTGTCCACATTGCAATCGGGCTAGTAGTGCTGGTAACGCCAGCCGCTGGCATTTTGATAACTGTAAATTGAAAGGTGAAAAATGAGTAAAGACATGAAAAAAACTCAGATTTCTATTGATGGAGTTGATTATTCCTTTGAAGACATGACCAAACAGCAACAAATGTTGTTGAATCATGTGGCTGATCTTGAGCGTAAGCTTGACTCGGCTAGGTTCTCGGTTGACCAACTCCAAGTGGGCAGAGATGCCTTCTTCACAATGTTAAAGACAGCGTTAGAAGCCAAGCCTGAAGAGGCCGTGACTGACGTAACCGTTAACTGATCATG